AGTAAATCTTTAATGGTGTCACTGATTTGGGAAGGTGATTCATCAGTAACCATCATATCTAGAAGTTCTTCCATTTATAATAAGTATGATATACTACCGGTATTTATACTAAATCTCTCCACCCTTTGGCATTTCAGGTGCTTCAGTAGAACTTCCATCAATATCTGGTTCCATTGGTGCTGAAATATTTTGACCAACTGCTGGGTCTTCTTCAGCAAAAGGCAATCCAGTTGCAGGGTCAATTGTTGCAGGATCTGGAATAAGTCCCTTCTTTATTTCCTCTGCAATAATCTTATCCTGCTCGATAATTTCCATATCAGTTTGACGCAAGATTTTACGACGAACATAATCCTGAGAATAATACTTGCCAATATATGGTTCGGAAGTTTGTAGAAGATTCAGTCTTTCGTTCATCAACTCAGTATCTTTGAGTTCTGAGAAATGATTGTCATATAGGAAATCATACTGAATATGCTCACTCATCTTATTCCAGTCTTCTGGAGTAACGATGTTCTTCAAGATAAGTTGAGTTTTAAGCATATCATTGAACATATTTGAGAATCTTTTTCTCAAACGTCCAACAAACTTAGTAAACTTCAGTTCGTCTCTAAGAATTTCAGATGATCTACCAAGATTAAATCCACCTTCACCATCCATTCTAGATGGGGGAACGTTGAGTGCTCTAAATAATTTCTTCTTAAAATACTCAATATCTGTGATTTCTCCTAGGTTTTGTCCACCAGGTAGTGTAGAAATTTCTGTTCCTCTACCGCCTTCGCGACGTGGTAACCAGAAATCCTCAAGCATACTCATATGCTTTTTGTCATCACGAATCTCACCAGTGCTAGAATCATACACAAGTTTGTTACGATATCTCTGCATAACATCACGCAGATACTGTTCTGCCTTAACCTTAGGTAGGTTACCAACATCAATATAGAAAATTCTACGCTCAGGTGCTCTGCTTAAACGGTAGATAACCAAAGCATCCTCAATCATTCTCAACTGATTGAGTGCCTTGATTGATTTGTGGAGATATGAAAGTGTAATTCCTTTGTTTCTATCTACAAGACCAGAAGTGCAGTAAGTAATAGCATCCTTTGCTATCTTAATTCCTTGACTTCCTCCACTTTGGATTGCTGAAGTAGTTCCTCCCCCTGATTTTGGATTGTAGATAAAGAACTCTTCAATCTCAGGAAAATCATACTCCATAGGATCTTTTAATCCTCTAAGTTGATTATTGAGAGTTTGTGTTTCTCCGGGTTTTTTCTTTTGCTGGCGGAGATAACGCATTTTCATTGCGTCAATATATCTTAATTCTTTAATCCCTTCTTGGGGATTTTTCATATCGATAATTTTATGATAGTAAATACGACCATCAACATACCAATTTCTGTAGATTTCATGAGACTTTTTATCAAAGTCCAAAAGATCTAAAATGTGCTTAAATTCTTTTCTAATCTTTGCTTTAATACCATCACTAGCATTAAGATTTGAAAGTTCAATCTCTACAGGACTATCATTTGTATCAGAAACAATTGCTTCATTTACAATATCTTCAATTGCACTATCTACTTCAGGATGAAGAGACATTTCACGATATCGTTTGATTAAATCAAACTCACTTCTGAATACACCTTCAAGATCTACGTAGCTACCAAAAAAACCACTAGTCGCATAGTGATCAACCGAATCCTCATCATTGGGAGGAACGGGTGATACTGCACTTTGCGGTAGTGGTTCGGAATTCTCAATTGAGAATCCAAATAACTTTGACGACATAATGATTTATGGTTTAGTCCTTTCAATTTATTTATGAAAGGACTAAACCTAAGATATTACGACTCTTCTGGTTCTGATAACTGTCCTCTATTCCAAGAATTAACTTGGAATTCTACAGTAAACTCTTCAATCTGATCGCCATTGTCATAAGACAAGTCAATCTGAGAAACATTAGTTGGGAAAATATCAATAAAGTTATACTGTGCAAGTACAACATTATTGCCGCCGGAATTATCGCTACTTGATAATTCCTTACCCCTACCAAGTTGATAAACTGTAGCGTTGGACATATATGATGCTGGTAATGTAGCACCCATATTATTAGAAAGTTTCGCCATGTGCTCTATCCATGCCTCAAATGCATATCTGAGACCAAAGTTTTCATCATTGATAACTGTTACGGTCCAGGTATCAACAGTTCTGTCACCAGCGACTTTGAAAATGCGTCCTCTGAAAGGAACATCAATTTGTGCAATATTGGAAGCAGGAAGTGCTGCCGACTTACACATGAATTGGAATGTATCGGCATCCCATGCACCCGAAATAGCATCGGGGAAGGTTGTTAATTCAACCTCAAACAAATTGGGGCGGGCACCGCCGCCAATAAGTCTGGATTTGAATGCCGAAAGGTTTTTGTTTGCTCTTGTAGCCATTGTTTTACTCTCCTTTAGATATTTATGATAAGGCTAAATCAAACTCTACCTGCTACTTCTTCAAAACTGACGCCCGTGCGTGTAGCAACGAATGTCAAAGTAACATAGTTAATGGACTTGGCAGGTTTCAGATAGATATCTGCTCTAAACTCATTATTATCAATGATGTCAGGAGTGTTGTTGGTTTCATCACAAACAACAAGGAATCCAAAGAGACCTCTCTTTGCTTCAACATCACGGAGATAAGGTTCAACAATGTTTCTGAAGTTTGCTCTTGTCAACTCATCGTTGAGTTCAAAGAGTTGTGCGTTTGCTGCGCTCTCAAGTGCTTGCTCAATAGTAAGGAACAAACGGCGAACGTTAATTCTGTCAAATGCAGATGCATAAGACAATGCGGTTTTGTCTCCAAAGAGATATGTTCCTGTTCCAGACTGAGTTACAAAAGAGTTAATTCTGTTAGGATACAGTTTATCTCTCTGTGCCTTAGATGGATTGTATGCAAGTTTGATTGCATTATTCAATGTACCTCTTGCCTGACCTGCAGGTGAGAACCACGGGAATGCAACAATGTTAGTACGAGTCATCATGCCAGCAACGTCAGCGTTGCAAGGTACATAACGGAACTTGTTATTGAAGCGATCATACTGATACTTATAACCACTATCAAACACAGCATATGACGAAGAAGTCAGAGGACTAAAGTATTCAATTAGGTTATTAGTCTGAGTTGTTGTATTAGATTGACCAACTAGGTCTGCTCTATGAGGACCGACCAGTGCCATACAATCCTTTCTTGATTCTGCAAGAGAAATCAGATAGTTTGCTTTTGCCTGAGATTCTGCTTTTTCAGTACATCCAGGACCCATGATTAGATAATCAACTTCTACTTCATCCTTATTAGATAAGTATGAGTATGCAGTTTGAATATTTGCAAGAGTTGCTTTGAACTCATCGGTTGCTCCAGTGACTCCGTAGTTCTTACCACCAGAGAAGGTATAAGAAACATTACCAACTGCGGAGAACGTTACCCCTTGTGCTGCCTGTCCCCAAGTGCCGCTACCGGTAGTAATTGGAGTATAAGAAGCAGATGGAACACCAGTGTAAGCAGTAAAACCAGTTGCAACTGGAGTTGTGCCATGAACAGCATCTGCTGCTGCTGATGGACTCTTACCTGCAAATACGTTAGCAGAGAAGTCAGCAATATAATCCTTGTAGTAAACTTTCAGCGGAGAGTTAACTGCAGAAATTGTATCTGTTGCTTTAGAAAGACTAATGTGCTTCTCAAGGATATTACCCTGAACTCCTGTTACAGAACCCTTATCATCAACAACAACGACGTGAATGCCATCGTTATAACCATTTCTTGTGGTTACAAAGTTGTTTGCAGTTGGTCTTGGAGCAATAGTCTTCCAGAAAACTGTGGAGTTAGTAAGTCCAAGAGTCTGTTGGTCATACCAATCAACTGCAGTAGCAACTGGGACTGCACCGGAACCAAGGTTACTGCCATTACTTGCAACAAACGTTAAAGTATCTGCTGTGTCGAATGAAGCGTATTGTGTTCCTTCGTTGTATGCAATCTTGGTTTCTGTTGTACCACCACCAACTGTTTCTATGCGAGAAACAATTTTAACATCAATTGTACTTGCACCTACGGTTGAGGTCGTAAAACCTGTAATAATTCCTTTGAGGTAACCAGTGAAAGAACTAGTAGAACCTTGACCAGGAATTGTTGCACCAGCAATTGCAGCGGTAACACCAGCACCAACCGTAACGCCCATAGCGCCAAGGTTAGTTGTAGTAATTCCGAGTGTTTGATCTGCAAAGTCGTCGATGACGCAAACTTTCAGGTCATCTGCCCAAGTACCGGGGTTTCTAGCAGCCCAAGTAAAGTCTGTTGCTGTATCGTGGTTCTCTGAATAGTCGTCGTAGTTCTCAATTAAGAGAGTAGTTGTAGCAGCAACACCAACACCTGCATTCGCATTGTTAAGTGTGGTTCCAGATGCTCTTACTACCTTCAGAACGCCACCGTAAGAGAGGTATGAGGAAGCAGACATCCAGTACTCATACTGGTTACCACTTGCTTGTGGCTTACCGAATACATCGATAAGTGCTTGCTCATTGTCAACCTGAATGGGTTCATTCACTGGACCGATCGCGAAAGGACCCGCAATTGCTCCAATATTATCTAGAACATTATCAACTCTACCCTTGGTTAAATCAACTTCTCTGACGAGTACGCCTGGAGATAATTGAGGAGTCGCCATTTTTTTCTCCGTAAATCTCAGTTTATCTGAAAATATTTATTAAAAACTATATCTTCAGTGGGGAAACGTGGAGTGAACTACCAGTCTGGATAAATGTCTTTTATCTTAGAAACCGAGTTATACTTATCTTTTCTAGTATCAGTAATTCTTTTTATAGTGCACTCTTTACATTCATACGAATATGAAGATGCTACTGGTCCTCTATTTTTTCTTGTCCTGTAAAATCCTTCTACTAAATTTTTTGTTTCGCCACAAATTCTACATTTTCTATCATTGAGAAGCAAATGTCCTAATTTTATCTGCTTATCAAATTCCATCAGTATCTCCACATATAATCCATACCACCAGCAGTGTCTCCATACTCATCTGCTTTAAACCACCTATCACCATCATCGTCAGTAAAACTATCGTCTCCCATACCATCATCCATAAATCCAAATGGTGCCATATCCTGTTCTATTTGATTTTTTTGGTCTTCGTATAGTCGCTTACGAACATCTTGGTCAGTCAGTTCTTTAAAGTAATCTTGTGCTACTAACCAAGCATAGATAACCAGACACATTGCAAGGTCATCATTACAACCTTCCTCTGCTTCAAATGAATTATGTTTTGAAATGAAGGTTGTCAATTCTGAAATAATCTCATAATCATTGAAGAGTAATTTATCCCCTTCAATCATTGTCTTAAGATTTAATGATCCAACTTTCTTCACCGTCTTGGACATCTTCACACCCAGCTGGGTTTTTTTGCCAGAAAATCCTTGACCTACAACTTGCCCTGCTCTGCCCCTCATAGAGCACATAAGTAGGTTTTGATACTCAAGGTCATATTGTAAGATAGATGCTACCTGGTCTCCAATATCGTTGACCTCACAGAGTATAAATGCGCTATTGTAGTTTTTTGCTACTTCATAAATTATATTTGGAAATAGCATAGGTTTGATATCATTATTTCGATACTTTGCTACAATCCTATGAGGAAACTCTGTAATATCCACGCAGACAAATGCAGAGTAATCTGCTCCGACTCCTCTAGCAACATCGACGGTCATTATATAATCGTGATTTTCTTTTGGTGGTTCGTGTACGTCTAACCCAGCATTTTGTTTAACTGGAGACGCATACACCATACTCCGCAATTTACTAGGAGCAATTAAAGTATCAACAGAACCTAAAAACTCACATTCAAACTCAACCTTAAACTGTTGCTCTGAAGTGTTAGCAATTGTTTGCGATTTCCAAGCAGAATCTCTACCTGGAACTTCTGACCAGTGAACATCTGTTGGGATATATTCATTCTTACCTTTCTCTGCATCATGCCACATTCGGTAGAAGTGATTCATACCGTGAGGCGTTGAAACAATGATTACCTTGGTGCTTTTACCAGAAGTAATAGTAGGATAAACCGAGGCAAAGAATGAGTCAGCAATATGGTTTGGGACGAACGCGAACTCGTCGAGAAAGAGGATGTTAAATGACATACCTCGGACAGCACTTGCAGACGTAGATGATGCCAAT